GCCGGCCAGCGTGGTCAGGCCCGCGCAGCCGGAGATGTTGAGGGCGCCCCCCACGCTGCCCATGCCAGCCAGCGAGGTCAGGCCCGTGCAGCCGGAGAGGTCGAGGCCGCCCCCCACGTCGCCCATGCCGGCCAGCGTGGTCAGGCCCGTGCATCCGCGGAGATCGAGGTAGCCCCCCACGCTGCCCATGCCAGCCAGCGAGGTCAGGCCCGTGCAGCCGGAGAGGTAGAGGCCACCCCCCACGCTGCCCATGCCGGACAGCGTGGTCAGGCGGGTGCATCCGCGGAGGTAGAGGTCATCCCCCACGTCGCCGAGGCCGGCCAGCGTGGTCAGGCTCGTGCATCTGGTAAGGTAGAGGTCACCCCCCACGTCGCCCATGCCAGCCAGCGAGGTCAAGCCCGTGCAGCCGGAGAGGTCGAGGTTGCCGGTCCGGTCAGACGCGGCGTAGGCCGCAATGCGCCGATGTGCTTCCGTGTCGGTCATGTTATGTCTCCTTTGGCGCAGGCCATGATGTCGGCGAGCGCGTCCTCGTTGCTAGCGTAGAAGTCCGGGATCGGCTTGCCGGGCCTGGACGCGAGGTAGATCAGCGCGCCGGCTCCGGCCGGTCCAACCCGGCGCTCCAGGGCTGCCCCCGCCTCGCCGGCCAAGGCGATCACCCACCCGGCGCGGCAATGCGTCGTCTCGCAGGTGTGCCAGGTGGCCATGTCCAGCGCGCCGCCGTCACCGATGGCGGCAGCGATTGCGGCGTCGATGTGCGGCACTACCGGCACCGCAAACCGCTCACGCTCATCCTCGGCTAGTGAGGTCAGGCCCGTGCAGCCGGAGAGGTCGAGGCCGCCCCCCACGCTGCCCATGCCGGCCAGCGTGGTCAGGCCCGCGCAGCCGGAGATGTAGAGGCCACCCCCCACGCTGCCCATGCCGGACAGCGTGGTCAGGCGGGTGCATCCGCGGAGGTAGAGGTTACCCCCCACGCTGCCCATGCCGGCCAGCGAGGTCAGGCCTGTGCATCCGTCGAGGTTGAGGTCACCCCCCACGTCGCCCATGCCGGACAGCGTGGTCAGGCGGGTGCATCCGCGGAGGTAGAGGTCATCCCCCACGCTGCCCATGCCAGCCAGCGAGGTCAGGCCCGTGCAGCCGGAGAGGTAGAGGCCACCCCCCACGCTGCCCATGCCGGACAGCGTGGTCAGGCGGGTGCATCCGCGGAGGTAGAGGTCACCCCCCACGCTGCCCATGCCGGCCAGCGTGGTCAGGCCCGTGCATCCGCGGAGATCGAGGTAGCCGGTCCGGTCAGACGCGGCGTAGGCCGCAATGCGCCGATGTGCTTCCGTGTCGGTCATGTTATGTCTCCTTTTTTTCGTCCAGCACCAGCGCCGGCCACAACCCCTACATAGGCCGGGGCTTGCGGAAACGCAAGCGGAAAAATGGGGGTCGTAGCAAGATTTTTGTCGTCGGCTCGCCTTAACTGCCCAACCGTCCTCCGCAGCGGCGGGTAGCCCCGGCCAGCACGCCAGCTAAAAACGGCTTTTCAAGCACCGCCAGGCCGTTTTGGGGGTAGCCCTAGGGGGGTAGTAGCGGCCAGCGGTTAGCGCACGCTGGCCGCCCTGCCGTTGTGTCAGAAAAAAGATCGACGAGACAGCAGATTCCCGCTTGCGTTTCCGCAAGTCCGCGACTACCTTTCGATTCAGGCGCAGGGAGCACCCCACGCTGGCGCGCAAAGGTAGACCCGGTCATGCTAAAGCTGCTCTTCATCCTCATCCTCGCGCTGCTGGGTGGAGAGGAGCTTCCGGAAATCAAAACCGAGTTCGTGCGTCAGCACTACCTACCACACTACACTGTCTGAGATAGGAGACTCTAATGCGTAGCTTCGGCGACAAGTTTATTGAAGACGATGGTTTCCCCAAAGAAGCGCCGTTCGCCGATCCGGGTGGCCGGTCAGCGCTGCGGGCCGCATCGTCCCGCAACCCCCGCAACCAGCCCTGCCCGACGTGCAAAGTACAGAATCGGTTGACCCCGGCCGACCGTGCGCGTGGCTATCAGTGTGATGCGTGCGCTGACCGCGCCGAGGGGTGCGGGGGCTACGACGGTTACTGAATGCAAGTGGGGCGGGATCGTAAGATCCCGCCCCACGGTTCAGCGGCCAGAAGCGGTTTGCTGGTTGATCAAAGACGCCGGCCGATCAGCCATGGCGTGCAGCTCAGCCTCGGTGTCGGCGATCATGTGGCACATAACGTAGCGGCGAACGAGCGCACGCATGTCATCAACATAGACTGTCACGTCAGCCCCTTTTGAGTCGCGAAGCCGACCGGCATGGTAAATGTGCCTCGGTCCGGCTTGCCGGGCTGAGGGTCGAATTCCACCAGGCTCTTCGGCAGCCAGACGTTCTCGCGCTCCCCGGCATCAATCAGCCATGCCTTTTGCGTTTCATGGATGACGATGCCGAACACGTCGTGCAGCTCGCGGCGGCTCAATGGAACCACCTGTGGTGGAACAGCCAAAAGGCAAGCTCCACCGCCGCGACGAAGCCTACGCCGTTACCGAAGCCGTCCCAGAAATTCCGGCGGAACAAGCGCCAGTAATTCATGCGGCAGGCTCCTCGATCACGCTGGTCGGCTTGCCCATCAGCGTGATGTTCAGTGCGCCAGACTTGAGCTGCTTGAGAAGGTCCTCAACGAGGCGGTCCGACATCGCGCGCGTGCCGGCCACGAAGATCAGATGAACCTCGCGGTCGTATTGCTCAATACGAACCTCCCTCCCGTAATTCGGGTGAGAAAACGCTTCCCGTTTGTGGTCAGACATCGCCGGGCTCCTCGCGCAGGGCGACCAGCGCCCGTTCCACCTTGAACAGGGCCACAACCCCGAACCCGTTATACGGGAACCCGATTTAGAATGAAGTGCAGCATCCGGGCCTCCGCGTAGCCCGGATAGTCCTTGTCAACTGCAAACCACAGGACGTTCATGTTCTGAAGCATGGCCGTCGCCGATGGCGGCACGCCCACCAGCTCGAGGTGCGCGCGCAGCGAACGCATGACCAGGCGCAGCAGCGTTTCCCGATCTGGCTTGCGCAGCACCACGGCCGACGCCGCCCGGATGAAATTGGCCGCTATCGCGCAAGAATCTTTGAATGCCAGCACGCCCATTGAGTTTGCGCAGTTGTGAATGGGCATCCTCGATGCAAGCACGGAGCACACGGCGTCGAACACCTCATGTTCGAAATCGTCGTAGACGCGTGTTTTCGACTGCGACCGACCGAACTCATAGTTCAGCCGCGCGAACGCCTCACGGCGCTCCGCTTCGCTGGCAGTCTCGATGCTCTCCAACAGGGCGACCATGTCGTCCTCACTTGGCCAGGGTCGGCCTACAGGAGCGATATACGTGTCGCTAAACGGAATGCAACAACTATTTTTATTCAAAGTCAAAAATTCAACAGCCTACGCGCACGCGGGTAGTACACTGCCGCGTGCGCGCACGCCCCCCTTTCTTCCCTTCCCCTATAGGGAAGGTCTTTAGGGGGGATAGGGTGTGGAAAATTATTGCTTTCATAGCAGGTCTGACAACAGCGTGAACGGTGCTTCGACGCGCGAAGCGCGTCGGGTTGTGCAGCACGTCGAATAGACGGTGTGCTACGCTGACGCTCCGCACACTCATCCATTCCGACCGTGCTTCCCAACCTTCACTTTAGCCAGGGATGTTTGAATAAACTAACACTTGCATGCCTGGCAAAAGAAGTGCTACAACCCAAAGTTAAGCTGGAAACCAGCTTAACTCAACGCGCCGCTTCCGGCCGTTGAGTGCGGTAGCCGTGGGCAAAGTATGAGATTTCCGAAGTGGTTTTGCGTTCAATCACACGTCAAGCAAGAATTCCTGGCTGAGCAACAGCTACAGCGCCAGGGCTACACGGTGTTCTTGCCGACGCGTGTGATAGTGAACAAGCGTAAGAAAGAATCCCTGGCAAGCCTGCTGGGCTGCTACCTATTTGTCCAGTTTGATCCACAGTGTGATCGCTGGCGCCCAATCTGTTCGACGTTTGGTGTGCGCAAGTTGTTCTCAACGACACCCGAGCATCCCACACCGATCCCGGATGCTGTAATCAATAGAATGCTTGAACCCGAACAACAGCCACCACCAGCGCGTTACACTGTAGTGCCTGGTCAGACTGTTCGAATCGTCAACGGACCATTTGCATCATTTCAAGGTGTAGTGTCCAGCGTTGATCGTAAGTCCGTGCATGTGTTTATCGATTTGTTTGGCCGAAGTCTAACAAACCTGGAATTGAACTATAACGACGTGGAGTACCTGTAGTGCAGCGACCAGTGATTACAAAGTTGAAGCGGCCGACCTTTGAGGACAAGGTCGCGCAGCGGGAGGCCAACAAGCTAGGCCGCCCCACGGAATACCATTCATACATGGATGTTCAAACCTACAATCTTTGCCTGTTGGGTGCTAAGGATCAGGAGATCGCGAACTTCCATCAGGTGGACATCGTTACGATTTACAAATGGCGTGCAGCACACCAATCTTTTGACAATGCCTTAAAAGATGGTCGTGAAAATGCTGACGCCTACATAGCAAAATCGCTATTCCACCGTGCAAAAGGTTACAGTCACAAAGTGGAAAAGATCTTTTGTACCAAAGGTGGTGAGATCGTTCGCGCTGAATACGTTGAGCACTATGCACCGGACCCGACAAGCTGCATCTTCTGGCTGAAGAACCGTCGTCCCGATCTGTGGCGTGACCGGCACTTGGAAGTAGCGGTCAACACGAACCCCGATCCAAATGACCCGAACGTCGGCGTTGCAGTGAAGATCATTGGCGGCCTGCCCGATTGAGCTCCCTGGGATACAAGCAGCAAGCGAGGAATGACGGACCTGCTGTTATTGTGCTGCCGACGCTTCATGCGTCACAGGTTGAAGCCTACCGGATGTCCAGGAAGCACCGACGTCTGTCCATCAGGTGCGGACGGCGGTGGGGTAAGACTACGCTGCTGGAGTGCATCGCTGGTGACGGTGCCGCAAAGCAGAAACTGATTGGTTACTTCGCGCCGGACTACAAGCGGCTTTCCGAGGTCTTTGAAGACCTGCGACAGATGCTGGGTCCGATACTACGGCGCAGTTCCAAGACCGAAGGTGTGCTGCGCACCGAGCACGGTGGTATTATTGATTTCTGGACGCTTGAGGACGAGGCCGCTGGCCGCTCCCGCAAATACCACACGGTCCTCATCGACGAGGCCGCGTTCGCCAAACCCAACATGACGGCGATTTGGGAGCGCAGCATCGAACCGACGCTCCTGGACTATTGCGGCAACGTCATTGTGGCCAGCAACACCGCCGGAATCGATGACGAGAATTTCTTCTACAAGGTTTGCACGCAGCGCGACTTGGACTTCGCCGAATACCACGCACCAACACACAGCAATCCTCGGATGCCGGTTGAGGAGCTGGCGCGGCTACATCAGGCTAAGCCCCCGCTTGTGTGGCGCCAGGAATATCTTGCCGAGTTTGTCGACTGGCATGGTATCCAGTTTTTTGAGCTGGAGCGCTGTCTGGTCAACGGACTGCCCACGCCGCTACCGATGATTTGCGACGGTGTGTTTGCCGTAGTCGATACCGCTGTCAAAGCAGGCAGTGAGAATGACGGCACAGCCGTCAGCTATTGGGCGACGTCACGCTATATCGGGCAGCGCCTGGTGTGCTTGGACTACGACATCCTTCAAATCGAGGGTTCGCTGCTCGAGCATTGGATACCTAACGTGATTGCGCGCACGCAAGAGTTATCCAAGCTGTGTGGGTCGCGCATGGGCTCGCTGGGCGTGTTCGTGGAGAACGTCAACTCCGGTGCTATCCTTGTGCAGCAGATGCAGCGCAAGCAAGCCCCTGTTCAAGGCATCGACATGAAGCTGACGTCCAAGGGTAAGGACGAGCGGGCGTTGAACGTGTCCGCTTACGTCTACCAGGGGCTTGTCAAGATCAGTGAGCCAGCCTACAACAAAATTGTGCAATACAAGGATACCACGCGGAATCACCTGCTGGCGCAAGTGTTTGGTTTCCGACTAGGTGACAAGGACGCGGCTAAGCGCGCGGACGATTTACTTGATACGTGGTGCTACGCGATCAGCATCGCACTCGGAAATGTGGACGGCTACTGAGCCGTGTATATCCTGTTAGCTGAAAAAACAGGAGGAGTCGACGTGCTGGGACTTCAAAAGGAAAGCAAGAGCATTCAATACTCCCGTCGCGGCGAGCCGTGGTGGGGTGTGCCGTGGGTGTTCGTGTTTCTCGTCCTGTTCGTGTGCTCCAGCCTTGTGCTGGCGCTCATTTTCGCACGGTGGGACTGGCTCATTTTCGCACGGTGGGGCTGATGGAGCGGATGCACCTGATGCCGCCGTGTGTCAACGCACCACCGACCTACCAGCAGCGTTGTCCTCACTGCAACACCATGATGCGAAAAGGCAACCCGTGTGGCTGGCACGCGCGCAAGCCCGGCCCGCATCCGGCGGTCTTCTTTTGGGCGATCGTGTGTATGGTGCTGTGGCTGCTGGTCGCGTGGAGCTTGCAATGAGCAACAATCTTCGTGTTTGCGTCCAGATGCGCCGCGATCAATTCCGCTACTACCAACAGCAGCACCGCTACTACCAACAGCAGCACTTGGCCAAGACACCGCCGGACACAGCAAAGGCGCGCGTCAACGAAGCACTTGCTTTAATCTGCGAAAATGCGTTGGCGCTTGATGCGCAGGAACGGGACAGCGCTCTCCGTGCTGTCCGTATAACGGTGTTACCCGATGCGCGGCTGGCGCACGTCGAGGACAGTGAGCAAATCAAATGAATATCGACGATACACGTATCGCGTTCCGCGACGTCGACGGCACGCGCTACGACATGTCCCGTAGCGCTGTCGGTGTGTCTGATGAATTTACACCCGACGAACACGACCGTCCTGTTTGTCGGGTTTTCTTTAACGGCATTATGAAGTGGGTGCCGATGCCCTACGCGTCCATGCGGGCGCTGCTGCATGGCAACAAGAAGCCCGGCCCACCGGACACCGTGCCGGTCCACGCTATCGGCGATGATCAGTCCGCTATCTAACACAACAAGGCAACAGGAGTTAGAATGTCCGATCCAATGACTGCAACCCCCGGCCCGGTTGTGCGCGAGGGCGACGAAGTTCTCCAGCAGCCGGCCGACAACAGCACGACGGCGGACCCCGCAGCAGTCGCAAACAACTACACCTGGCAGGCCGGCGTGCAACATGCGCTGGATGTGTCGCGTGCGTTCGTGGGTCACAGCGTCCGTGCGCTCATCGCGGAACTCGAGCACCTGGTTGCGCACCCCGAACGCGCCAACCAACCCGCCAGGCCGCGCACGGTGATGATCGACAAGCGTCCAGACACACCCGGCACAGAAGTCGCCCCTGGCCAGGAGGCTAGCACCGGCAGCTACCCCGGCCAGCCGAATCCGGCCAGCCCGGATAAGCCAAACGAACCGCACCCATATGCGGGTTACCAGGACGCGACCGAGGCCGTCAGCGACGTGGACGCGCAGCAACAGCCGGATGCCGTGGTCGGCGCGGTTGGTGAGGATCGTCAGAATACGGACGAGAACGAAGTCGACTACCAGTTCGACAGCGGCCAGCTCGCCGATGCGTCGGAGGTTGCAGGTCAACCCAAGGCACTCGAGCGCCCGCGCATCAAAAAAGCATCCGGTGATGAGAAAGGCGTGGGAATCGGCGGCTAGTCATGCTAGTCCTCGGTAACAATGAGCGTGTGCCGTCGCTGACCAAGGCGGCAAAGACCTTCCTGGAAGGTTTGACTAATGGCTGCTACGCGGACAAATCCGCATCCTTGCTGGTGTTCTACGATAATACCGGCACTGGCACGCGCTGCTACGACATCGGCGAACACACTAACGCCGCGCCTTTAATCAACCTTACCACGTCCACGCTGCTCCACATGGTCCAAAATTTGGAACCGTTGGAACGGCTGGCCGTGGCCAACGCAATCGCCAAGACCTTTGCCGAGATTGTGGTGGACCATCTACAAGCGCAGCAGATGCTTGATCAAATGGTCGAGCAAGGCGTCAAACCAAACTGATGCCGATAGGGCAGCTAATACCGCTGGAGAGGATTGAGCGTATTCTCTCCAGCGCTACTCCCGGGCGCACCGTCACCGACGTTGCGCAGGATTTGGGATTGACCGTCACTCAGGTCCGCTACGTGCTACAGCGCTACAGGCGCAGTTCCGCGTCGCAGGCCACACCGCCATCTAAGCTGACCATAGGCGATCGGAAATGCTTGTGCTGTCAGAAGCCCTTTACGCCAATCTCAAAGGGCAACTTCGTCTGCCGCTCGTGCAAGCAGATGGACGTCTACCAAACCAGCTCCTATTAGCGGCCGCCAGGCCAGTTTGGCCGCTGGCCGCTACTACACCCCCAGCCCCGCCCCTAAAACGGCCTGGCGGTGTGCCGTTTGGCTTGAATTAGCTATGCTACAGGGCCAGCACTAGCGCCCATAGCGCCATACCCACACAGAAGATTGGTATTAGGTAGACTGCTAAGCGCAGTAGCGCCCATGCTACGCGCGCCGCTGCGTAGAGCAGCAAACCAACCAGACCGAAGCAAGCAAAGACAATGAAAAGCCAAAACATGAGAATTCTCCGTGCTGGTTTGATATACGCACTCTGCGTCTGCACGTCGGCGGCCGCGCACGCCCAACAGGTCACGCCTGGGGGTGGCGGAGGCGGCGGCGGGGGCGGCACCATCACATCCGTCAACGGCCAGACCGGGCCGGTGGTCACGTTGACCGCTCCGAGTGTGGGAGCAGTTGCAGTTGGGGGTCTTGCTTCGACTAATACCACCATCGGCACGGTCGGCAGTACTGCGCGGACGCTTGCGTCACGTGCGTCAGACGAGCCTCACGCGGATGATTTTTCTTGCCCGCACGATGGGGTGACAGATGCGCGCACGTGCTTACAGAACGCACTCAACGCCTCGGTGGCGGGCAGCATCGGTAATGACGTTGGGCAGGTGTTGGTCCTCGCACCGGCCGTTTACTTGGCAACCAGCGGCAACATCACGGTGCCTCGCGGCGTGACGCTGAAATGCGTAGGGGACAACTTCGGGCAGCCCTACAATTTCGCGTGGAGCACGCTTCCGTGCGTCATCCAATTCGCGCCAGCCTACTCCCTGGTCTTCGGCGCATCGACCACGATGGAAAACGTCTCCGTCATGCAGGCGGGGCTGATTACTCCAACGAGCGCGGGGCAGAATTATGCGTTGGTCGCCAGCTTTGCCGGCACGGGGATCACCACCACGGGCAAGGACGTGCACCTTCGCCATGTCGGGGTTTATGGGTTTGCGCTAGGCATCGCTTCCAACTATCCACGGTTCTACGCGGACGGGTTGTTCCTGGATGATACGTCCTGCTTGCACGTCGACGGCTCGACGGACCCGAGCCGGCTCAAGGATGTCGAGTGCGGTCCGTTCCTGACCGAGAACCAAACGTTCTCGCTTCCTTCTTACAGCGTCGCGGGCGCGGCGGACAACGGGTCGGGGCTGATCCGCTTGACGCTTGCTTCGGCGATCGACGCATCGATCGCGAGCGGCTCGCGGGCCACGATCCAAGGCGTGGGCGGCATGGCTGCGGCCAACTATCCGTACCCGGTCACGGTGGTGGACAGCACGCATATCGATCTGCAGGGATCGCAGACGGCTCCGGTATCCGTCACCGGCACCACACATCTCGGCTCCTCGGTCATCTCTGGTCTGTCGAGCATGACAGGCATCGTGCCAGGGATGCATGTAGCTACGGCGGGGTTGCCGGCCGCCACGGTGCTGGGGATCATGCCGGCGGGCAGCGCCATCGTGGCATCTAGCCTGGCAACGGCTAACGGCACCGGCACGGCCACCTTCAGCAACGTCGCCTATACCTCCGGGGGCACGGTGAACTTCGACACCGGCTATCGTGCAGGGGATGGGTTCTATTTCACCAATTCAGAAAATATCGAGGCGCTTAACTTGTTCTCCCTGTCCCACGCCGTCGCCTTCCATGCCGGCGTCGGGCTGAACGGCTTGTTCTGCCAGAACTGCTCCTATGATGGAGCAGACAAGAATGATGCCATCAATGTTGGATACAACGTCACCGATAATGCGGCCACGATCAACTTCACCGATGGCTATACGTCGTCCGTCGCCTTCCAACTAGTTGCCAATTCGAGCAACACCGCAACGGGCGTTACGATCCATGGCACCCAGCTACGGAACAACATAGTTGCTGGGGGTGTCGGGCTGCAACTGCTTTCCGGCGCTGTCCAAATCTCGAATACCATCATGAACGGTTCCGGCGCGGCCTATGTGTCCGACGGGATGACGACGGCGCACTTCACGGATGATGTCTGGAACCTGTTCACGACCAACATCTACCCGGAGGACCCGGCGGCGTCGGCGCTGATCAGCGAGGTAGCTGTGGACACTGCTTCCGGTTCGACCGCGTTGAAGCTACCGGCGCTGGCCGGCTTGCCGTGCCTCGGGGGCGATGTGAGCGGCGTGGTCGGCATCGGGTCGTGTGGCGCGCCGCTGACCTATGCAAGCGTGGCGGCGGCCGGGACCTACTACGCGGATGGCGTGGCCAACAGCGGCGCGCAGTCGGCGGCTACGTTGCTGACCGCTTGCACGAATACGGTCACTGCCGGCGCTGGGGGCGTGCGGTTGTTCGCCGAGCCGGCGCAAGCGTGCGCTGAAGTGGTGGTGAACCGCAGTTCTGGCCCGGTCGATGTCTGGCCTGTTGTTGGGAGTGCTATCGACGGACGGGCCACCAACGCCGCCGCCGTGATCGTATCGGGTGGTTCGGCATCATTCCTTCCTCGGTCGACAGGAGCTACCACATGGGCGGCACGATGAAGACGCTGGCGGCGGCCCTGTGCCTGCTCCCTGCCGTCGCATGGGCACAGGCGGGCGCGGTCTACAACGGCATGGAGATCACACCGCTGGCCCCTGGCCAGACCATGCAGGGGGACGTGTCTGTCAGCGTGCCGGCCAGTGTGTCCACCTTGGTCTGGACGGCCCCGACCGGCACGACGGCAAGCGTGGTGTTCGCGCGCGTGCTGCGGATCGTCCCGAACAACGCGACATGCACCATGACCGATGACAGCACGGCGGCGACTGCGACCTCCACGCCGATACCGGGCGGCTACGTGTGGAACATCGTAGAACCGCCGCCCAGCGTTCTGTCGGACGGCGTGACGCTGGCCAGCGTGCATGTCTTCTGCACGGCGGCGGCCGTGGTTTCCGTCAGCCAGGGGAATTAGATCATGCGCGCATGGATCCTCGCCGCCACAGTCTTGGTGTGTGCCCCTCCGGCGTTTGGCGGGCCGCTGCCCGCGCCTGCGCCGGGAGTCGCCACCCAGACGGTGCCGGGCCTCGTCGCCTCGGGCGCGGCTGGGCGGGTGACGCTGGGCGCGGTGCCGACCGTGTTGACGCCGCTCGACTCCGCCACGTTCGGCGGCCCGACCATCGCCGCCAACGCGCAGTCGGACCCGTCCTCAACCGAAACAACGAGCGGCTCGCCCAGCCTCGGCATCACTGCGGCCTATGTCTACGCTGCGGGCACCGTCAGCGTGACCACCAACGGCACCGCGCAGGCAGTCATCACGCTGCCGTCCGGCGTGACCCTGCCGAGCTATCTGCTGGGCAACGTCGCGGGCAACGGCATCAAAGCCGTCTCGCTCGCAACCGGCACCACATGGTCGAACAACCCAATCGTGACCGCAATCACCGGGACAGGACCCTACACGGTGACGCTGAACCCCGCTCCGAGCAGCAGCGGCACCTTCACGAGCGGGCTGGCATTCCTGCCGTCGACCGGCGGTTCGGTGTTCGGGTCCTACAGCAACTCCAGCACCCCGTTCACCGCCTCGCAAGACAATGCCGAGAACACGATGGAGCTGAACTTCTGCTCCACGTCCGGCAATCTGTTGACTTGCCCAGCCGGGGCGTTCAACGCGACCTACCTGTATTCGGACACGACGGCGGGAGATGGATCGAGCATCCAGATAACGATTCACGACCCGACCGGCACGAATGCGGACTTCACCACCACGGTGCTGTCGGCGACCAGCAGCGTCGCGACGCTGGCGGCAGCACCTCCCTACACGCTGTCCAATGCCAATGCGGTGCAATTGTCGTTCGGGCCGATGGTGTTCACCCCGGCGATGGTCGGGCAGACCTGTGACATCGGCAATATCGGCGCGGCTGGGGCGGAGTTGATTGCCGCCATCAGCGGCTACACCGACCCGTTCCACGTCACCCTGGCGTCCAATGCCGGAGTGACGAGGCATCAGACGCCCAACGAACTGCGCTGCGGCACAGACGACAGCGCGGCGCTGATCTCGCTGTTCAGCTACGCGGTCAACAGCGGCTACTCGGAAGTCACGTTCCCGCAAGGAGTCAAGCCGTTCTGGGTGACGCCCAGCGCGGCGGCGGTGGCGAACGTGCTGCTGTGCAACGATGGATCGGTCAACGGCGGCCGCATCGTCTATCCGATCGGCTCGCAATTCCTTCGCAACGCCGCGCGCTGCACGCCGCCATTCGCGCGGCAAGCAATTCCGGTGACGCTTAACCGCAACGAAAACTACCGGCAGGCGGTCAGCAAGGCGCTGGCCGGCGGCCCCGTCGTGGTGGACGCGACCGGCGACAGCATGTGCTCGCCGAGCAGCAACCATCTGGCGTTCTTCGGCTCGCTGTCGAAAGTCATCGAGGAGAGCTACAAGACCGCCAATGCGGGTTCGCCTCTGGGCTTCCCTGGAATCACCGTGAACAACCGCTGCATCGGCGCTACCACGATGTCGGAACTCGACCCGGCGGGGCCGGTGATCGGCGCTGCCTCGGGTGTGCCGCCGACCAACCTGACCAGCATTTCGCAGTGGTATACGAACCAGGGTTCGCAGTGGATCAGCTACATCAAGGCCGACTGCCCGGACGTGCTGACAATCCGGTTTTCAAATGACCTTGTGAACTTGAACGTGTCGGCATGGTGGAACGTCATCGCCTATACCCAGACGGCGGCGTGGCGGACCACTTGCGGCAGCAACCCAGACATCATCATCAATTCCGCGGCCTTCAATCCGCAGGGGAACACCAGCAACGCCAGCTATGCCCAGCAAGAGAACATGCTGTTCATCTCGCGCTGGGAGGCGTCGATGGTGGAGAGCGGCGACTACTACAACCCGCAGAGCAACACGTGGGGAACGCTTGCCAGCGGCGGCCACATCGGGCTGCTCGACACCGGCCGCACCGACATCCTGTATCAGACCGGAGTCGACATCGAACGCGGGCCGCTGCGCCGTGCCGATGAAGTGGAGGGCATGGGGGCAAACTACACGACCGGCGCCATCGCCACGCCGCCATTCCAGTGGCCTGTGCCGGTCATGGGCTGGGAACTCGGATTCCAGACCAAGAGCGTGGCCGGTAGCGCGTCGACCTTCTGGTCGAACCTCGGCGGCTACCTCATCATGGGAATCGGCAACGGTGCCTATGGAACGCCTGTCGGGATCGGCGGCCAGACGAGCACGATGCTGACCGGCTATCCCGGCAACGAACTGGTGGAGGGCACGAACGGGACCGACTACACGGTGGGTGGCTACCTGTACAATTTCACATCATCGGGCACGTGCTCCATCACTAGCGGTCAAACCTCGCTGGTGTGCAGCGCCTCATTGGCCAATCAGGGGCATAGCTACGGGCAGATCAGCATTCCCGGAGCGGGGAGTGCTGCCTGCCCGTGGATGATCGCCGCCTCCACGAACTGCCTGAACACCACCATCGGCAAACCTGGCGTGTCCACGAATCCGGTGAGTGCGGACGGCAAAACTCTGACGCTGAGCGACCCGGCGACGGCGACGTTGAGCAGTGCTGCGGTCACGGTGGCGATCTATCACTCGTTCTACCCGATTACCGACACCGGCATTCCGGTCGTGCTGGCAACCAACGGGTCCTATCTGACGAATCTGACCTTCGCCGGCGTGCTCGGGACGCATGGCTACGTGCTGACGACGAACGGCGTCTTGACCACCGGGCAGCCAGCCTTCGACGGCAACGTCGAAACGTTCGGCGGCCACTATCAGCCGCTCATCACCTCGGCGCAGACCGGCGTCGGGAGCGCGTTGTTCTCGTTCTACCTGGACAGCAACACCCAGCGCAGCGAGGCGACGCAGTTTACCGGCACTCAGCCGCTGCTGCCGCCGATGGAGACCGGCTATGAGGCGTTCGGATCCTGCCAGCAAGGCGGCCAGAACGGCACCGGCCCTTATGGCGGCGCTTGCGTCGCACACGCCAGCCATCTGAGCATCAAGGCTTACGAAGATACCTACAACGCCAACTCCGCGCAGATGGAGTTCAGCGCGCCCAGCTTCGCCTCCGCGCCGCGCATCGTGACCTCGGGCGCGACGCAGGCGGTGCAGCTTAGCGACAGTGAGCTGGACTTTAACTACGGCGCGGCGACGGCTGTGGCGGTGTCGATGCCGGCGCAGCCGATGCTGCGGCATCGCTACGCCTTCGCCGACATCGGCGGCACGGCGGCTGGCGGCACGGCGTTCACCATCGCGGCACCCAGCGGCGGCACCATCAACGGCGCGGCCAGCGTGACGCTGAACACAGCGCATCAGTCGCTGTCGGTGTCGTGCAGCACGCCCACCGTCTGCAGCACGGTGCAGTAGTAATGAGTGGTAGTCTCGGCACAGCGCCTACGGGGTCTGCGTTCCTTACTGCTGATGGATCACAGCTTGGCACGGCTCTGCAAGAGCTGCTGCTGTCCGACGACATTGTGCCAGGCTACGACCCCAGCTATCAGCTCTGCAAAGTCATCTACCTCTATCACCCGCTGGGTGAGAAAATTGCTTCAGCCCCCGTGTTGCTGGCGCAGTCACAGGCTCGCGAGATCGTGGTCGGCAGGGCACCGGGCGACAGCGTTGCCAAGGCGTTCAACGACACTTGGAACGCGTTGGGGTGCAGCAAGCACATTTTGAATTGCCGAGTGTTGTCCCGTGTGTATGGTTTGTCCGCCATCGCACTAGGCGAGCTAAACAAAGACCCCGGCAAACCGCTGAACTTCGCCAAGCTGGGCGCGGCCGAAATCTACTTCAGCGTGTTTGACCCGCTCAATACGGCGGGTAGCGCAGTAATGAACCAAGACCCCAACGCAGCGGACTTCCTCAAAACGGTGTCGGTGTCTGTTGCTGGCAAACCCTATGCGCGCAATCGCGTGGTTATCATTCAGAACGAAAATCCGGTTTACTTGTCTTACACGTCGTCCGCGTTTGGGTTCGTTGGTCGCAGCGTGTATCAGCGGGCGTTGTTCCCGCTGAAGTCGTTTGTGCAATCCATGATCACAGACGACATGGTGACGCGCAAGGCCGGTTTGCTGATCGCCAAGCTCAAACCACCCGGTTCAATCATTGACAACATGATGAGCGCCATCGCTGGCGTAAAGCGTGCGCTGCTACAGCAGGGGCGCACGAACAACGTGCTGTCCATTGCAGCGCCGGACGAGGACATCCAAAGTCTTAACCTGCAAAATATCGACGGCGCGCACAACGCAGCTCGCAAGAATATCTTGGATAACATTGCCGCTGCCGTGCCCATGCCAGCGCAAATGCTGCACGAAGAGACCTACGCGTCCGGGCTGGCCGAGGGCACAGAGGACGCTAAGGCCGTTGCGCGATACATTGATCGTGAGCGCGAAGCTATGGACCCGCTCTACAAGTTCATGGATCAAATCGTTATGTATCGCGCGTGGACACCGGAGTTCTATGCGACGCTGCAAAACGAGTTTCCTGAATACAAGGATAAGCCGTTTCTCACGGCGTTCGCGGAATGGAAGAATAGCTTTGAAGCATCCTGGCCGTCATTGCTGACGGAGCCGGACAGCGAGAAGATCAAGGTGGTGGACGTCAAGCTGAAGGCGGTGATTGCCGTGCTCGAGGTGCTGCTGCCGGAGATGGACCCAATCAATAAGGCAACGCTTATTCAATGGGTGTGCGACAGCTTTAATGACAGGGCGTTCCAACTGCTGTTCAGCAACCCGTTGCTGTTGGATGTGCAAGAGCTGCAGAGCAAATACGAAGAGGATAAGAAGCAAGCAGACATGCAAGCCGAAGCAGTTCTGATGCAGCCAGGGGCTGACCCCAAGGCTGGCGAACCTGCTGACAAGGAACCGGCCGAGCCAGCACCTTTCAAGTCTACAACGTAGGAGCACGACGATGGACGACATCGAGACCGGCGAGCAGCGCGTCAAGCGTTTGTCGGAAACGCAGCAAGGGTATTGGGTGATCGTGCGGCACGAGATCGGTATGGACGAATACCTCTACAGCTCCGCGATGTCCGGGAACTCCGGGTGGACCACTGACAGGACCGCCGCTGCTAAGTTTCCAAGTCAGCTTCTGGCCAGCCGTGAAGCCGCTAATCTAACGGTGCATAATTGGAAGGTTGTGCAGTTCGTTGGCTAAGGCGCTCCCTGACGAGCCGACGTTTGTTGAAGCGTTGTCCACAGCTATCGCGGACTTCGCCGAGCATGGTTATGACGACCATGAGCGTCTAGTGCGTTGGGTGGAGGTGCTGCGGCGTGCCGCGTTGCGTAGCATGGTGCCCGAATACAAGTTGCGCGAGGAGCTGGCGCGTGTGCTAGGCAGCGTCTACCAGCGTGTTGTGGAGCGGGGCGACATACTGCGTCAGCACCCCGGTGTTGCCCGCTTTACGCTGGATCGCGTCAAGCCTCGCCTCCGGGCGGAACTCGATCGTCGCATACTGGCTTCCGCTAACTTGATCAAGTTGAACCGCGAGGCGTCAATTCAAAAGACGCTACAACGGTTTTCTGGCTGGTCCACCTCAATCCCACCTGACGGCAGCGACGCCGTGCGTAAGCCCGAGGTAAAGAAGGAATTACGCAAAGCGCTGTCACAGCTTCCGTTTGAAGAGCGCCGCGTCCTGATCGACCAAGGGCACAAGTTTACTTCCGAACTCAACAATATCATTGCGGTGGATGGTGGTGCTATCGCTGCTGTGTGGCATAGTAATTGGCGTCAGCTAGGCTACAACTACCGCGAAGACCACAAGGAACGCGACCTCAAGGTCTACGCAATCCGTGGGAATTGGGCAATAGAGAAAGGCCTAATGAACAAGGGCGCGGGCTACACGGACGATATGACTAAGCCAGGTGAGGAAGTCCTTTGCAGGTGTCACTACCAATACATCTACGCCATTAGCGCGTTACCACCAGACATGATTACACCGAAGGGGCACAACGAACTGGCGCGTGTGCGCGCCCTACGGAGGACAGCGGCGTGATCCAAGCTGCCGGTATTCTCTTTATCGCTGATGGGCAAGTGCTGCTGTTACAGCGCAGCGACCAAGGTGACGCACCCGGCGCGTGGGGCGCGCCTGGCGGTAAGATGGAGGCTGGCGAGACTGCTGAGCAAGCGGCTGTCCGCGAGTGTAAAGAGGAGCTCGGCACTTGCCCTACAGGTGCGCGCAAGCTACTATGCCGGCGCGTAAAGGACGGTGTTGATTACACAACATTCGTCCAGCTATGCGACAAATTCAATCCCGTGCTTAACGACGAGCATACGGGTTTCATGTGGGCGGACCCACAAGCGCCTCCGGAACCACTTCATCCGGGGTGTGCGGTAGCATTGGCAAAGCTGACCGCTGACGAACTCGACATCGCGCGAATGATCTCGTCCGGTGATCTGGTGTCGCCACAGATTTACCAGAACGTCGCCCTGTTTGCGCTGCGCATTACAGGCACGGGTGCGGCCTACCGCGTCAAGAATAACGAATACACTTGGCGCGACCCTACACTCTACCTGAACGAGCGTTTTCTAGCGCGCTGCAACGGGTTGCCGGTCCTGTGGGATCATCCTGAGAAGCCGCTGCTGGACAGTGACGAGTTCAGCAAGCGTATTGTTGGCACAATCTTCCTACCCTACATTAATGATAATGAAGTGTGGGGTATTGCGAAGGTTTTCGACAAAGACGCAATTACAATGATGGGCAGCGAAGTGCTGTCCACGTCGCCCGGTGTGCTGCTGGGTTCCAGTTTGACTTACTTCCGACCGTTGGCCAATGACGACTCTACTCTGGATGACGGCGGCACGGTGCTGATCGAGGGCACGCCTAGCTTGGTTGACCATGTGGCGATCTGTGAATTAGGTGTTTGGGATAAGGGCGGCGCGCCACAAGGCGTCCTTTCATCAACTGCTGTGGAGGCTACCATGCCTGAAGAAGACAAGGACCGTGCTGACGCCGCCCGCAAGGACGCCGAGGAGAAGGAGCGCGAGGACAAGGCGCGCAAGGATGCGGAGGAACGCGCCACCCGGCTCGATGCGTGCATGTCGCGCATGGACAAGTTCATGGCGGACACAGTGTCGCGTTTGGATGCGATGGAAGACCAATTCAAAAAGGACGCTGAGGAAAAGAAGGTTAAGGGCGAGCCGGAACAGCCGGTAGCCGACAAGTCGCGCAAGGACGCCGAGGAGAAGGAGCGCGAGGACAAGTCGCGCAAGGACGCCGAGGAGAAGGAGCGCGAGGACAAGTCGCGCAAGGACGCCGAGGAGAAGGAGCGCGAGGACAAGGCGCGCAAGGATGCGGCCGACACGGCGGCGCGCCTGGCAGCGCTCGAGCGCAACATGCCCAAGGTGCTGTCTGATGAGGACTACAACAAGATGGCCGAGATCCAGGCACGCGCTGACAGCGTCGCTCAGCTGTTTGGTTCGTCCGCCCCCCGGCCGCTGGCGGGTGAGACTCCGTTTGCTTATCGCAAGCGCCAGCTCTCGGCGTTTCAGAAGCACAGCACGACTTGGAAGGACATCGACCTGTCCAAGATCGTCGACGAAGGTCACTTCGGTGTGGTCGAAAGCCAGGTTTATGCGGACGCGCAAGCAGCGGCGCTGAACCCAACCGACTTGCCGGCCAATACGCTGCGGGCCATCACGCGTCGGGATGGTTCCGGCCGGGCCATCACGGAGTTCGTCGGCAGCCCGGAGGCGTGCTGGGCTCCATTCAAAATGGACCCAATGGGCGCCCGACTGCGCCGCGTCAGCCAGGAGGCATAACCCATGACGTTCTCTTTCAACCCCATGCTGACGAACAGCGCAGCAGGGCTATTTCTTGCGACCACGGACGGCCTTGTCCAAGGCGCGGTGATGGATGATCCGGCCGCGCGCTACCAGCTCGCGGGTGGCATCCTGGCGCTAACAGAAACCCTGCCGATGTGGGGCGGTGTCGGCATCCAGGAAGACATTCCGTTCAACAACAATTTGACGGGTCTTGGTCCGTCATTGCAGCGAGCAACCACGCTGGCCAACCTGACGGGGTTCAGCACATTCAACCAGGCCCACGCCTGGATCAGCTCGCCGCAGTCCGAGTGCCCGTCTGCCGGCGTCAGCATGACGGTGCCATTCTATCGATTCGGCAGTAATGCGCGCTTGGCCGTGGCGTGCGCGCCATCCCTAGTGTCCCTCGAGGGCGGACTGGTCACGCAGCAGGTCTCGTGGGACTTCAACGCTCAGCAGTTGATCCCCTACGCGCCAGTCGAAGCGGCCAATGTCATCACCGCGATGTCGTGGGCCAATACAAACGGTGGCACCGTCACCGCGACCACGACCACGGCGCACGGCTACGTGGCCGGCAATGTCGTGACGATCAGTGGTGTTGTGCCCACGGCCTACAACGGCGACGTGACGCTCATTGCCGGCACGACGGGCAGCACGTTGGTCTATCTGCTACCGCTGGCCAGCACGCCGGGCGCTGTGACGACGCAGGGTCAGGTGCTTGCGGGCGGTGGTGCGCTGCCCGTGCGTGTGCTGATGGTTCAGGTGGGCAACAGCAAGGTGGTATCCTACGACGCTGTCAACAATTTGGTGCATTGGACGCCGAACGGCACCGCTGCACTCATCCTGCTATAAAGGGGAGCATCTACCATGCCCAACGTGACTCCGGCACGGGTGATGATCCACCCGAGCTATGTCCTCCCGGAATTTCTGTTGCAATATCAGCAGGCGTCCGGCGCGTTCGAGACCATCGCGACTGGCAACCCAATGGTTCGGCTCGGCGAAGGTGATCTGTTCGTCTACGCCAAGAAGATGGAGCTGCGGACCAAGGTCGCCTCCGGCCAGACGGCATACAATCAGCTGCCGTCGGTGGAAACCATCACGTCAATGATCCAGACCCCGACCTACCTCCAGCGTATCCGGGCGGAATACGATCACCACGACACCGCCGCCGCCGCCAAGTGGGGCTACAGCATCGTCGACGCCCAGCGCCTCGGTATGCGACAGGGTCACTTCGGCAACGTGCGTAACGCGCTGCTGTATGGGTTCAATCCAGCCAACGGCGAGGGCTTGTTGAATACCAACGGCGCGACGGCTGTGCTGCTGCCTCCGGACATGAACGGCAACACAACGGTTCGCACCTACGACAACGGTGCGATGGCGCTATTCCTGATCGGCCAGGTGTCCGCGCTCAAGACGCGCATGTTCCAGATGGGCCAAGGTGTTAAAATCACCATCTGTGGCAGCCAGCAAACTTTGGCCCAGTTCGCGTATGCGGGCATTGTCCAGCTTGTTCAGTTCCAGCGTCCGGGTGCGGGCACTGATTCAACGGCCGGCATGACAGAGAAGGTGCTGGAGATGAACGGTGATACGCTGGAATGGGTCTACGACGATACACTGATCGGCAAGGGCAGCGGCGGGTCCGACGCTGTGATCATCACCATGCCGGAGGTGCGCAAGCCGAAGGTGCAGAATCAGAAGATCAACACTAACGAGTTCGCCGAGCTGACCCCCGGTCTTGAAGCGGCCAACATCCAGCTTTGCGACATGGCCGCACCTCGGGAGATTCCCACCCCGATTCCGGGCGGGGCGATCGACGTGGTTTCCGAGATGCGGATCACCTCGGGCTGGGGCTTGCGTCCCGAGGCCATCACCATTGTGTCCATGCCCTACTAAGCCCCCTGTGGGGGTGGGCCGCTACTACCCCCACGGCTACCCCGCCAAAACCTGCTGGCGGTGCTTGAAAACCCCGTTTTGCACTAGGTGCCAGCGCTATGCAGCTCTACCTCGCTAACTGCACGAAGCAGATCCTCGATTTTCAGTATCGCGTGCCGGAAGACCGCAGCAAGATGCCCTACCGGACATCGATTGCGCCCGGCACGCAGCAGGTCATTTGGAAGCCGGATTCCCTGCCCGTGCTGATGGCGATTGTTGATCAAATGCGGCCCTACGGTCTGGTCGCGGTCAACGAGGTGGATCGCACGCGTGAGTTTATCGGCTTCTGCTATTCCATCGACAAGCCCGTGCCAATGGATGTTATGATGGTTGCGGACGATCACAACACCAGCGTTCTAACACAGCGCGGTGTGGAGATGCGCAAGCAAACTGCTGTCGCCATGGAACACCAGATGTTCAGTGAGAATGATGGCCTTGCGCACATGGAGCTGGAAATTGTCGAGGATACCAAGGGCGAGACGCCGCGCGTTGCCGAGGCCATCGAAGTAAACCGTCGTAATAGCGGCAAGCCGACTTCCGCGCGCGAGCAGCGGCGCGCCAGGCGCGCATAAACCGTGTCGGGCTTTGTTGGTCCGGGAGCACCGTCGCAAGCTAACTTCCTGCTGTTTATCCGTGGGCAGATGGGCATCCCAACCAACGCGCTGCCGGACAATAGTGG